AGGTATTTCCAGTCAGACTTGTAAAAGTCATAACCTCTACGGAATCCTGTAAATCCTAAATTAAGGGCCATTTCAGCATCATTGTCAAATAGACCATAAGAAGTACCATTAACATTATTGCCTTGGGCAGAACCATTAAGTTCAGCTAACATATCATCAACGTCAAATCCGAATTGTCTGTTTAAGAAAATTACGTTTTCTTCAATTGATCCTTGCTTGTCTAATCTTTGAATGATTGCATCAAAGTCCGCAAGAGTTGTAGGGTTACCACCACTCCAAACATTTCCTCTGTCTTCAACAACATAGAAAAGTCCTTCTGAACCTTTGTTACCCACTCCACTAGCAATACCTTCAACAATTGCAGCTGCACCAGAACCAGGTGCTGCTGGAACTGCTTCAACCATAGCTGTTTCTAGGTAATCTTCAAAACGAAGTCTAGTTTCATGCTCTGATTTTAAGTACCACAAGAAACCTGTTGCACCATTTTCAGTTGTTACTTCAATCCATCCAATTTGAGCCATGTCAGAACCAGATACTGCGTAACGGTCTTTAATGATAATTGGTGAATTTTCAAAAATGAAGTCATCAGCTTCTAGCTGACCTTCCATTCCGATAGCTCCTTTTTGGAACTCTGAACCATAAATAAACAATGAACATTGTACTCCTGCTGCCATTGCCTGGCCTGCTGCTTCATAGTATGCTACATCAATAGTTGCGTTAGCTGTATCAACGGCTGTAACAATAGCTTTGTTACTGTTTGTTGAATTCAAAGAACTATCTGATAACATAACTGTCTGACCAACTCTGATTGCAATACTACCTGTACCAGGTACTAAAGCATCTCCGATAGTTAGAACAGCTACTGCTGCTCCTGCTGCTGCAGCTGAAGTTACATCTGTATATTTAGTGTGTAGTCTTCCTTGCTCCGCCCATTTAATAAGGTCAGAGTTAGAAGGCATTTCAGCGCCTACCATTCTCAAGAATGATGCTACTGTTCTGTTTCCATATCTTTCAAATTCTTTTTCATAAGTATCAGGTAAATACTGATTTAAGAAATCAAAATTTGCGATATAATTTGTCTGTAATAAGACCTGTTCCGAACTTGGTTGTAAGTCAAACCCAGGTACATTTTCTACTGGCATAATTTTAAATTTTTAAGTTTTTATTTATTCTTTTTGCTTCTAATCTTCAATCCTCTTCCACTTGTATCAGAGACTTGTCTTGCTTTAAATCCAGTGTCGCCTATTGCTTGAGGTGTTTGCCTTACATTCATGTTGATGTTTTTACTTTTCTTCGAAACATCTCCAATAGCATCTGCCTTGCCTTGCTCATAAAAATACTGAGCAAATTTTTCAGGATTCATAGCAGCACTTAATGCTTTATGCCATCCTGAAGCGTCTTTAATTAAACCGTCTTCACCTACATAATTTTTTACAAAATTATTAAGGTCTTTCTGTTTAGCCTTCATCTCTAAAGTGTCACCATATGCGTACGATATTTTTTTATCTCCTACATTGAACTCAAAACCTTTGAACTCGGAATCAAAAACTTTATCAGTTTGCTTCAAAAAGTAATCATTCTTTCTCTGGTTAGCTTCTTGGGTGGTTTTAGATTGATTAAGAAATTCCTTATACTTTTCTAATTCGTTTAAAGTTTCTTTTGGAATAGAGCTCCCACTTGACTCAAGAGGAACTGAATAGTTTTCCTTCAGATCGTTTAAATATTTTTTAGCTTTAGAAACTTCTCGTTTTTTTGCAATATTCTTTTTCTTTATATCTTTTTCATCATCAAGATCTTCATCATGTCCGAATTTATCATTCATCAAATATTGAATATCTTCATTATCTAAATCAGATTCAGTTAAAGAATAGTACTCTTTTAAAAGTTGTTCATCTGAAATTTCATCGTAATTTTTATTTACTTTGACAAAATCATTAAAACCCCTTCCTGTTTTCTTTTTAAAATCTAAATACTTAGACACCTCTTCGGGTAAAGACTCTGTGTTTTCTTTTTGAGAAAACAAGTCATCAACAGAATTTATGTCTTTGTCATATCTATTTTTAATATATGAAAGAACGTCTTCGTCTTTTATAGTTGGACGTTCAACTTCCGACTTGATGTCGGTATTTTGTTCTGCAGTTTGCTTTTCAGCAACTTCCGCAGCAGTCTCTTTATTAGAATTATCTTCTTGTGACAATTCTTCTTCATGTTTTTTTAGTAGTTTCTCCTCTACTTCCTGTACAGATTTTTCTGCAATTGGATTTACTTCACTTACTTTAATTTCCATTTGATTTAATTTTTACAAAGTTACTATTATATTTAATTATTATTTTAAGCTTATCTAGGCTCAAACTCTGCTAAGTCAAAACCATCTAAGCTATCTTCATTAGACTCAAAAGTAACAGGAGGTAAATTGTTTTTACGCTGTTCTATTAATTTTGATTGCTCTGTGTTAGCTTGTGATATTCTTTTTGATTTAGCTTCTTCTCTTTGATCTTCTCTCTTCTTCAAACCCTCTTGTTGAACTCCTTGAATTTGCATTTGCAAATCAAATTCTAACTTCATCAGTTGAGATTTTATTGCAGCTTCGCCTTTCATTTTTTCTACACTATAATTGGCTTTTGCTTGTTCAATTTGCATAGCAGCCTGAGTTTCCATTTGCAATTTTTGCATAGCAGTCTGAGCAGCCATTTGTTGAGATTGCATGTTAATTTGTGATTGTTGTTGAGCCGCTGCCGCTTTTGCTTGGCGCTCTTGGTCTTGTTTAGCCTTCCTTCTAATCTTAAGCATTTGGTTTGCAAGTTTGATATTTTTTATTTCCCTAATATCAATTGCATCTTCTAAGTTTATATCTTCTTTTGAAAGCGCCATTTGTATATTTTGCTCTAATAATCTTTGCTGCTCTTCATCTGGAGTGATTTCAATAAAAATTCCAAAATCGCTCAAGTATAGTTTAGAAATCTCATTTAATATTCCTACATTAAACTTCCCAACTTGGTTTACAAATTCTTCTCTAAACTCAGAGTATTCTAATAAATCAGCAATTCTTGTAGATAAAGCCGTACATAGTCTTTCACTTTGACCTATACCTGCATCTAAAATATGTCTTGTTGCAGTGTTGCTGCTTAATGCTGCAAGTTTTTGTAACCCTACCAATGAATAGCTATCAGGAGTAGCTCCGTCTCTTGCTTCATTTAGACCAGTTACATCTCTTAGCATTTGCATATAATGATTATATGTACCTACTAAACTTTGAATCTTGCCTTGACCAGAATTACTGTTTAGTTGTTGAATAGGAACTTTAGCTTGATTGAAATCTCCATCTTGTGTGTAGCTTCTTCCAATAACACTACCTGTTTGAAAAAACATTCTTAATGCATCTTCAGGGTTATATGCTTGACCTGTTCCTAAATCTACCTCATTTAATCCATCCGCATCAATAAAAACTCCGTCAGGAACTACTCTTGAAATTACTTGTTGTAATTTTAAATGAGTGATTTGAATTAAATCTGCGAAAGTAATCATTCTTCTTACTAAAGACTCTAAAACTCCTTTATACATTCTTGGAGCAGAAGCTATAAATTCAGGATACACTTCTTGAGAAGCAGAAGCTGGTCTAGCCATGTTTTCTGCCATTTCCCATTTTAATAAAATGTTTGTTCCCATAACCATAACTCCTTCATACCATACATCAATAGTTTTAGTTATTTTCTCAAAATTACCCTCCTCTTGCATTTCTACTGTTGGATCAAAAGTGTCTTCTTTTTCTATTACTTTTTCAGCTCCTACTGAATTTGTTTTTTTCTTGTAAGTAAAAGTGTTTGTCGTTTTGTAATTAAAAAATAAAACAGTTGCACTGTCTTTGCTGAATAAACTATTGTTATAATATTGAGCAGTATTATTATAGTCATACCAGCTTTGACTGTATTTAGATATTTCATCCATATCTGCCCTAGTCAAGCTAGTATCTATTTTTTTCAACTCAATGATAGGAAGAGTTTTAATTTCTCCCCAATAAAAACAATCTTGAAAATAAGGATCTTCGGTATAGCTATAAACAACATTAGCCGGATCAACATAATCTATTTTAATTCCAGCTCCTGGTAAAAAAGAATGCTTACACATAGAAACTCCCAGAACCATCTGATCATAGTATAATCTTTTCTGTAAATCATAGTACCTGTTTTCAGCTAAAACTGTATTAATTGCTTCTTCTTCAGCTATTTCAATAGCTGGTTTGTATTTTAATTGCATGTGCAAAGTCAGCTCTTCATCAGACTCTGGAATTTCTTCCTCGCTCATAGCAAAAGTGTTTATACCTAACCCCTTTTGAACTTGTTTCATAACAGGTTTAGCTAACATATTTTTCTCTAATGTAGACTGATAATCACTTCTTCGATCTGTAGACATGGCGTCTTGAGCATATGCCCTGACTTTAAACAACCTATCAGCCATTCCATTTACAACTATATCTACAAATTTTGGAATAATAGGAACTGGAGTCCAATCTAAGTTTAAATAACTTAAATCACCATCAATTGCTAATTCATTCTTGTATTTTTGAACTGACTGTTCTCCTCTGGCATATAGGCGTAATCTATGAAAATCAGCCCATTGATTGTAAAACCTGCTTTGACCTCCGTCTTTGCGAAACCATTCATATTGTATAGCTTGACCTATTTGTAATCCAAATTCGTATTTCTTTTTAACTGAATCTGATACAAACTGGCTTGGGAACCCTTGAGGGTTTATTGAGATTTTAACGTCCTCCATTTATCTTATAATTTGGCTATAACTTCCCTTATTGTCATATCTTGCAAAGTTAAGTTTTATTTTTGATTTATTTTTAATGGGCTGGTAAAGTGATTTCTGATTAGCCATTACTGCTAACCCTGAACTTATAGAGGCATCAAACTTTGTTCTGTTGTTAATATTAAACCTAGCCCAGTCCTCTAGTGTTCTGGTAAAATACATCGAACCCATCACATCGGAATCTCTAAAGCTCCCCAAAAAATCTAATCCCACGTGTTGTTCTATGTAAGATTCAATTGCTGCCGCGTGAGCTTGTTTTATGTCTTCGCTTGAATTTGGTATGCCTCCTAATTCTTTTTCAGATCCAGATAATTTGTTGTAAACACGATCTGGTCTGTTCATAGAATAACCTCTATATCCTCTATTTTTAAAATGATACAATAATCGAGGTTTATTATTTTCTATAAGTATAGGCATCCCATAAAACACACAAGCCATTAAAACATCTTCAAAAAATATTTCTGCTGTTTGCGGTCTAGCAATGTATTCTAAAAAAAATTCATTTGTAGGCCCCTCATCCATATGGAATTTAGTCATTCCGTGTAAAGCACCATTAGATCCTCCTCCTCCAACAACTCCTGATATATCATAACTGTCACATCCAAAGGCGCCCATATGCTCATTTCCTGGATAAGCTTTACCTTGCTTATATAGTTTTTTGTTTTGAAGCTGTTTGTTTGGAGTCCAAGTCACATAAAACCTACCTCTATCATTAGGAGAAAATATCACCTCTGTATCTTTAACTCCATTTTTCCAAGAAAAAGAACCTCGTGTAATAAATTGATCTTTAATTAAAGATTCATTATAATCTATTTGTTGATATATTTTTTGTAGATTAAATAAAGATTGTTTGCTTTCGTCTCTGAAAGCGTGTGATTCTGATCTAGGAAATTGTCTATAAAACTCATTTAAAGCATCTGCATCATTTTTTAATGACTCTACTTCGTTTTCCCAATAATCAATAGCCCCTTGAGTTATTA